CCGGGAAGTTCGAGATGCGCGCCTGCGGACGGTGGCCGAAGCTGAGGATCGAGTCCGGCGTGATGACCGGGTTCAAGTCCGCATCGCAGATCCACCACGCGGGCGTCTGGTTGTTCGCCGCAGCTGAAAGCTGATCCTGCGCCGGCCCGGTCCCAAGCGTCGGCCCAGGCGAAGCCGGGAACAGCGCCGAGCGCACGAGCTGCGGCACGCCGGGGAGCTGCGGCACATTCGGGTAGAGGCTGACGACGAGGGGCGTCAAGGCCATCAGGCGAGTCCCGGTTCAAGCTGGGCGAGCGTGAACTTGCGCTTTAAGGCCCCGTAGGCGTCGCGCGCGAAGCCTTGGGCGTCCGTCGCCTGCGTGTTCACGGTCATCTGGTCGATGTAGAGCGAGCTACTGGGGCCGCCTGTGGCGCCCGTGGGCGGCCCCGAGAACGGGGAGACGCCAGGAGTGGGCTGGGCGGCGCGGGCGGCGGCCAAGGCCCCCGCGTTCGGCGCCAGCGCCCCTTGCAGCGCGGAGGAGGAGACCGCCGAGGATCCCGACTCGTGCGCGAAGATTCCCTGCAGGAGCGCCTGCCGGTCGGCCGGCCCCAGGGGCTCATTCGGCCCCTTGCCAGTCGCTTTCGTCAGCGCCGAGATGTAGGCCGCTACGTTGTTATTATCCGACGCGGGCGCGTAAGTGCTCGCGATCCCAGAGATGGTGTTAATGCCGCGCGCTGCGTAGCGATCGAGCTGCGCGTTCGCCGCCGCGATCCCTTCCTCCTGGGTTGCGAAAATTCGGAAGCCGCCCGAGTCGCGCGGCTGGTCGCCGACCGCCTTCAGGTTGCCGGGGTTGTTGTTGCGCACGCCGCGAGTGTTGCCGAGCACGGTGTCCCAGAACCATTTCGCGGCCTTGAAGGGACCGCCGAGCGGGCTTGCGATGAGCCCCGAGGTGTGCTCCCACGCGCTCCCGAGTGCACCCAACGCGGTCGTGAGCGCCGAAAGGACTGCGGTCAGATCGCTGAAGAACGTCTTAATTTCAGCGCCGCCCGGACCCGTAGCCCAGTCGACCGCGGACTTGAACCAGCGCGCGATATCGTCCTGATGATCGTTCAGCCAGTCGACGCCGCGGTTGAAGGCGGCGAACAGAGAATTGATTGCAGGCTCGGCGGCCACCAAAAGCGACTGCGCGCCCGCGACCAGCTTTTCCTTGAGCAACTCCCAGGACTGCGCGAGCCGCGTGGATGCCTCAATCTCGGCCTGCGTCGTCTGTGGCAACTTCTTCTGCTGATCGTAGTACGCCTGCAACGCCTTCGTGCCATTCAATATCAGGTTGATCGACCCGGTATCGAACCCGGCGGCGGTCAGGTATTGGACCGCCTCGGGACGGGCCATGTGCCGATCTTCAATCGCCTTCGCGGTCGCAAACAAAATATCTTTGAAGGGCTTCATCTGGCCGGCAGTGGTTTGAAACTGCACGCCCAGGCGCGAGAGAAACAGTAGTTGCTCGGAGAACTGTCCGTTGTACTTCAGTTGGAATAGCGCCTGCTCAAGTCCGCCGACGGTTTTGGTGACGCCCTCGGCGGTGCCACCCGCCAACACGGCCGCGTTCTGCCAGTCGCGCAATTCATCGGCAGCGATACCGAAGTTTTTCGAGTCGAGTCCCAACTGCCGGGTACTCGCATTCACCCGCTCGAAAAACCCCACCACATCCGACACCGACCGCACGGCGACAAATAGGCCGATGAATTCGGTCGCGACGCGGCGAAAGGATGACACCATGCCGTCGCTCGAGGACTTCACCGCCGTTTCGGTTTTCTTCACCGAATCGGAGATGCCTTTGCCGTCGGCGGCAACCGCATCCTTGGTTTTTTTAGATTCCTTTTTGACCTCGTCGGACCCGGCTTTGAAGCCTTTGGGGTCAAGCTTCAATTGGACCAGGAGGCTATCTATCACGGTGGCCATTATTTTTTGGCCTTCGCAACGCGCTCTGCATTCTCGTTATCCACGAGAAGGATTTCGAGCAAGTCTTGAGCATCCTCTGTGCCAAGGATGGTTTGAAGCTCTACGAGTGTCGCCTTACCCGCACTCACGAGGGTCCCGACGAGTCGGGGGACGTTGGGGTATTCGGCAAAGACGATTCCGCCGACGCTGCGGGGACTAACTTCCGGGCGGCATCGGCGAAAGAAAAACCGACCTCCAACTCCACCCACGCTTTGCGCAGAGTCCAGAAGGTTTGAATCTCCTCAATCTGGCAGTTGACGCCGCGCACGATGGCTTGCCACGGATTCTGTCCGACCCGCGTCTGCACGCACCCCATCATCTCATCGAGAAGCGGCTCTAAAGTCTCAAACTTTATTTTCTGCGCAGCGTCAAAGATAGAGTCCATGCCGAGCGCCGAGAGTCCGGCCATGCCGCCGCCCATGATGCCATCCGGCAAGTCGCCGCCCGCATTCGCAATCGCGACAATGAGGCGGTTTGCCCAGCGCTCGCCATGGTCGGCCGACATCTCCGTCAGAAGAAATACCTTGGCATTATCCCGGTAGGCGGGGTTGTTCTCTTGTATCGTGAGGAGCGTCGTCTTGCGGGCCATGAGTCCTCACAACGTCAAATACGGACTAGGGACAACGGACTGCCATTTGATTTCAAAGGGCTGCTGTTGCAGCTGCTTCTTCGTGCTCGGCATGACCATTGCGCCGGTCAGCGAGCCTTTCGTGAACGTGAAGATTTTCTGAATGCCAGGAGCGATAATGGTGGCGCTAACAGCGAACAGTGTCTCGCGAGCCGCTGCCATCGCCCCTATCCAAATATCCATGATGGCAATGCTAGGACTGTCGGCCTGCAGCACAAACTTGAGCGGCACGAGATAAGGCGTGTAGCCCGCCGACATGAAAGCATCGACGCCTATGACGGCTTCGCTCGGAGCGACATTTTCAGTCTCAAAGGCATCATCCACCCCGAAACCTTGGAGCTGCACAGGGACTGCGAAAACATCTGGGATGTTCAAAATGAATTGCGAATTTGCGGCGGTCAGCGTCAGGGCCATTTTATAAAACTCCTACGCCGCGCACGCCAGCGCCAGACTGTTTTGTTGCGTCGGCTGCCATCTGGTTATTGCACATCAATCGAGTTAAGGCTAAGGGTCTGCACTCCACCAGCGTTCGTATACCACAGCGTTGACGGGAAAGGCCCACGCTCGCCCTGTACCTGAGAGGTCGGTAACTTGATCTGCAGGAAATAGCCTTGCGTGAACAGTGCGCCATCGATTTTTACGCCAGCCGCTGCGTTGATTTCCGCAATCTGCGCGGTGCTCAAAACGATACCGGATTGGATGCCGCCAAAGTTCACGCCAGCGGTGATGGGTCCTAGATACGCCGCGTACTGCAAGCCAATGCCTGCATTGTTGTACGGAATAGATTTAGTATTCGCAATCAGCTCCATGCCGGCCAACTGCAGCTCGGAGTTGAGCCAGATCTGAAAAATGTACTCATCGATCCAGTCCCACTCGCCGCTGATCTGGCCGTTCTCGAACCACTGAAAGTTCTGGTTGGCGGTCGCAATCGCAGCATAGCAACTGTATCCATTTGCTATGATGTTCAAATACGTCGTGAGATTGGTGACATTGGGCGTCAAAAGGGCGTTGCTCTTGCCCGCGAGCACGGTGTATCCATTCGTCGCGGCGAAGTCGATGGAGGCGATGGCTCCGCACACGAAAGCTGCGATGACGCCAAGCGCATCGTAGACCGAAGCGACGCCGTTATCGTTCGCGACCACTTGCGCAAACACCGTGGACTGCGGCGGGGTTTCGGTGATGAGGATATTCGAGTCCCAGTTCGCGTAAAGATATTGCTGATTCTGAGAATTTACCCACGCCGCGAATGCTTCCATGACGGATAGCGTAGGCTGAAAGGTCGTCATGAAACTGACCCAGTTCTGGGTCGCGCCCACAACGCCATTCATGGTTCCTGCGGGAGTCGCCGCTGCCGCGCCCTGTGAGAGCACTGCGCCCGTCGCCGAAGTCAGCAAGAGCCCCGTCACGAACGCATCGGTCGTCGGGAATGCCATCGTGCTCGTGGCGCCCGTGGTCGGGGAGGTGATGACGAATGCCTGCCGCAGGCTGTCGTAGGTACACACCGCCGCGCTTGAAATCGTGATCGGGGTGGAAGCGGCCACCGTCATCGGCGCTGAGAGGATGACCGTGCCGGAGGTGCCGTTGTACGTGCCGATGCTGGCGATGGTGGTGCCGGTCGTGATGCCGGTGCCGACGATGAGGTCGCCCGGGTGCGGCACACCGGTGACGGTGGTCGCAATCGTGAGCGTCGTGCTCGAGCCCGACGTGCCGCCGGTGCCTGAGAAGATGTCGCCGGAAGTGTCAAGGCCCGTGGTGATGATCGTTGCGGCGTTGCTGAAGGAAGTCGCTGCGGATAAGTTGATGCTGGCGGAAGTCACCGTCTCGCCGTTGATGACGATGGTGATGATGCCGGTCAGCGCCTGGACCTGCGCGAGCGTCAATGCCGCAACAGAGCCGCCGCGAATGTAGGCTGCGACTGCGTTGTTAGGATACTGCACGAAGTAAAGAACGCCCGGCAGTTGTGTGCAGTTGATGAAGCCTGAGAAGTACACGGACGCAAGCAGCGCCTGATTGGAGTTTGCCCCGAACCAATTTTCCACCGCGAGTAAATTGGGGAAGCCCTGCACTACTCCAATGGGAATGCTCGGGTCCTCGTCGACGAACACCGCATTGAGCGAGCGCTCGTTGCCACCCGTGCCGATCACGCCCGGAATGACGGCGACAAACTGAGAAGCCGGGATTGAATTTGTGGTCATGTGGGCGGGTACTCATTGGTAACGCTGATCACGCCGACCGCGAGCGTATCGGAGAACAACATCGGCGTGACGACCGTCGGCTCATAGTCGAGCGCCGCAGTGAAAGTCCAACGCTCCTCGTACTGCTCCTCTGCGTCTGTGAGCGCCATCATGCGCGCATCCTCGCAGTATAGAGGTTGGCAGTTGGGAGCAAGAGCCGTGCAGCCAAATTCGTCCCGCAGGAGCGTTGTCAGGATCGTGGCCCAGGAGGCGGACGCGGCGCCTAAACAGTCAATTTGAATGTCGAATCGCGTCGAGCGCAGCGAACTGACCTCTGTCGGCGCCGGATTTGTGGTGTCGTAGCTGTCCACATTCGTCGCTTGTGGAATCATGAACAGCGAAGTCATGCCAATGAAGCCGGGATTCACGGGCGGCATGGGCACCAAGTTATCGATGCCGCGCGTGACAGGTACACCGCCGCCGATGACGTTTTGAATGAACGCGCCAAGCACTGTGAATACATCATCGGTCGTCGGGCTAATGGTAGCGGCGGTCATGACGGCGGTGTGTCCTGCAAGACCACGGCGACTTTGGTCCAACCGCCGCCATCAATGCTGGAGGTCCAAGGCTCAAGCACGGAGAACACCAGCCACGTGTACGCCTCGCCGCCAAGCACCTGTGGAAATAAAAGCAAGTCCCCACCTTTGGCATCCACGCGCACAACGCCTTGCGGATTACTGTACATGTAGACCGCGCGCGTGATTTTCTCCAAGTTCAAATAATTGACCTTGAATAAATCTCCGCCGCTCATCGCCTGAACCTGCATCGGCACACCCGTGTGCGGAGTAAAGGCTGGCGTGCGCTTGAAGTTGGCGCCCGTCGTCGCGCCCAAGCTCTGCTGCCATGTGCCCAAGATCTCGGGGTTCACCGAGTTGATGGCAGGTCGAACTATGGAATGCAAGTTCACGTTGACGGCGTTCCCGTCGTGACTTCCGAGTCCACTGAGTTCAGCATCAAAGAAGTTTCGATCAGCGGCTTATCATGGCCCTTCTTTTTGATCGTGTAGGGCGCAAGCGGCGGCGATACGAGATCGACAATGCTCTGGCGCAGTTCTCCCTTGATGACCTCACCGACGATGCCCAGCGTTTGCGGCACATCGTAGTCGGCCTTCTTGACAGCAGCGCCGACGAGCTTTCCCCAGTTGGGCGACTTCGCCGCAATCATCCGTCTAAAGAACGGCCGCGGTGGCGCATTCGACGTACCGAATTCATTCCAGAACGCAACCGTCGCGACATTAAGCGACGGCTCACCGGGTTTGGCGGGATACGGCGCGCCGGCCAAGAATCCCACATTGACTGAGCCGCCCGCGCCCAACTTCCCCGCAATCTGCGCGAGTTTCGCTGCGAGATTGTCGCCGCCTGCGATGGTGAGGGAGACGCTAGCCACAGCCAGCCCAACCGCCCCAGCCGGGACCGCCAATCGGAAACATGCCAGGACCGCCGTAGAGCGGCCACGGCCCGTAGTTGCGGCGAGGGGCGGCGACGTAGCGCATCCCGCGATAGTTGACGGTCGCCGCCCAGTACGCAGCGCCCCACGCCGTTTGCAGATACCACGCCTGAGACTGACTGACTTGGCTCGAATACTCGGCCGCGACACTCACGCTGCCTTCGGTGGCTTGCGCGATGCGCCCGACGATGCCCGCAGGCGCAGCACCGCCGACGCCGTTGAAAAGGGCGGTGACGTGCGCGGTAAGTAAGTTCAACAGCGACTGCCGCACATTCGCATCGGTCACGACGCTGCAGCAGGAGTTGTTGAGGTAGAGCGTCGCCACGCCGAAGTTCGCCGTCAGCGTATTCGTCGCCACCGTCGAGAACATCGGATATGACGCGATGAACGCGGCAGGGTCAAACACAACCACGCCCAAGGTGGGCGCAATCGAGGGCGGACAAGCTTCGATTGTCATTAGAGAACGGTGCTCTTGAAACTTGCCATATGCTCTTTGTCGGCCGTGACGCCGGGCTGAATTTTATCCGGGTCCAAAGGTTCCATGCCGGTCTTGAGGCCAGCGCGATCTTTCGCCATACCGACACCTGCGCCTGCAGTAGTTTCCTGAATATAGGCCGAGCCGTTTTTGACAAAGGCCAAGCCCTTATTGCGCTTGAACCATTCGCGCGCAAGACCTTCTTCCACCGAAGTCGAAGCGAACGGAAGCGCCAGCGGGTTCGTGCCTTTGACGCGCAGGGAATTGGCGCCCGCAATCTGCACGATGTTTTCCGAGCGTGGTGCAGGCAGCAACTTGTGATCGCTCTTTTCGATCAGCTCCATCACAAAACCGTGCGCGAGATTGCACCACACATTTATGTTAGCCATGTCAAATGCCCTTCAATTAAAAAACGGCGGCTGCCAGGACGTGATGCGTCCCAACTGCCCCGGTATCACAAAATCCATGACGGTCCATTGCGTCGCCTGATAGCCGCCACCGTCTGCGGTGTACACAATCGAATCTGCGGTAACAACGGTATCGGCGGTCCACTCAGGACCTTCAATGCCAGCCGCTGCACTGCCGTCGGCCGTATTCGCCCACACCTGCTGACCGGGATACGCGCCACCGGGAAAGCGCGCTGCGAAGTCGCCTTTGACGGCGAGCGTCACTGTCATCCCCTCGCGCAAAATCCACGTACCGTCCTGGCAGTACAGGAGATTCCACGTGCCAAAGCGCGGCAGGACGAACCCCAACTGCGTCGCGAGCGCGTAGACGCTGGAGACTTGGCCGGTCACGTTGTCGGCCCATCCGAAACGGCCGAGCGTCACGCCATTCGGCCCCGCGGTGAGCTGGGCAGCGCCCGCCTGCATTGAGGCATACGGGGCACAAGAAGCGAAGGCACCCTCATACGCCGGGGTGACGGCGTTAGGGCGCATGGCGGTTATCCCAACATGCTCACGCAGAGCATCGGCCGATACCAGATCGCCCCAAAGGCCGAAGCAGACCGCTTTTGACTCCAGCTCGAGCTTGCCGCCACCAGTTGATGCGCGCGCATCTTGGAGGAGTAGATGCACTCCACCGTGCGCTGCCCTTCCAACTCCTCGCAGAACATCTGCACGAGCTGGCCCGAGGGCGTTGCATACTGAATCGCCGTCTCGATGCGGAGGTTGGGGAAGTTCTGCTTCAGCAGTACTTCGACACTGTTGGTGTTGTACTGCGTCACTTCCTTCAGCACGACAGAGTTCTGAGGCGACATGGCAACGACCATCGGCGCGTCCATCTGCAATGTGCCGTTCGTCTGCGCCTGCAGCTGAATGAACATGCGCACGAAGTCCTGATAGATCGTGCTTGCATTGGCGCTCGCGCTCGTCAGCCAACTATAGGTTGGCGTGATCGGCGGCGGCAGATCAGGCGATGTGATGAGGCCGTAGTTCTGCAGGTTTCCGACGCCGTAAAAGTAGACATCATTTTCCTGCTTGTTGAGCGCGAGCGCATTGGAGATCTGCTGCTGCGACACCCAATCCAGCTTGGCAAGTCCCGCCTTTTCAACTTCACGCTCGCCGTAATTAATGAACGCCTGCCAGACGAAATTCTGACGTGACGGGAAGTTGATGTTGACGTTCGACATGCCGTTATTGCTGTAATCGCCGTAGGCCGAGGTCAGCCCAGTCGATTCGGCAACCAAGAACTGCAGGGTTTCTGAGACCCAATTGCCTTTTTGCGTATCCCCGCCGACGATCTTTGCGGCGTTCATCGGAGACACGAGGACCGCAATCACCTTGGGGTCGTAGATGTTCGCAAAGTACGCCGGCACACCTGCGTTACTCTGCGTCACGAGCTCCGGCTGCGCATCGCAGGCCATCTTGAAGTTACTGGTGCGGATGCCAGGCTTCAGCCACCGCGGATCGCCCAAGCGCTCATCGAATGAGATGCCCCAGTCATCGGCAAGCTCGCCGAACACTTGCGGGCCTTCGCCTGCGCGGATGCGCTTGTCGAACTCTTTGCTGTCAAATGCCAGTGCAGTTTCCATAGTTTCCTCTGGAGGCTAAACGGGATCAGGCTCCCCAGGAGCTGATTTTCCCGAGCTGCCCGGCAACGCCGGTGATGGTGGTCGAAGTGATAACGGTCGCAGGCGGTGTGCTCACGAGGTAGACGCCGGTGCCGCCGCCCGTCGTGGGGCTCGTAAAGACAGTCTGCGAGAGGATCTGTACGAGCGACGGGATCGCATTGGCGCCGGTGCCGCCCGTGAGGAACTGGCCGGCAGACAGGACACCCGAGCCGACAGCGGTGATCGTCATCACGCCGTTGGCGGCAATGGAACCCGTGACGACGGCAGCGACATCCACATTGGAGCCGCACCAGAATGGTGTTTCGTACACGCCCTGAAAGTACACCGTGGTCGATGAGACAACCGGGAATGCGGTGCCGTTGGCGTTCACGAGCTGATAGGTGCCGGTCGAGCCCGTGGAGCCGCTCACCTGTGAGCCGATGTACGAGCCGATCGGGATGCCTGTGGCATACACCGCTTGGCCCGGAGCTAGCGTCCCGGTGAGCGTTGCGCCAACGGTGAGAACGCCGGTTGTCGCGAGCGATGCGGCGGTGGAGTTCGCCGTCACACCGCCGCCCGTGGCGCCTGCGGTGAGCGTACCGTAAGTGGGGTCAGCGTAAACCTTCTGGCCGACGGTGGCACCGCCGGTGAAAATTCCCCAGTAGCCGCCCTGGTTCATGAGGATGGCCATATCGCCCGGCAGAATCTCCATCGTCGCGACGGCCAGGAATGCCGTAATAAGCGCCTGTTGCTCGCGATGCACAAACCCCAGGCCCGAGTTCGGCTGATAGTAGTTCGACGCGATGCGGGTGGCCGGATTTCCCCAGCCGAAGCACCCGACGGTCAATCCTTCGGGAGCGGCGACAAATCCCTGCGGCGGTGCCTGCACCGAAGCGCGCGGAGTGGTATCCGCGAAGTCACCGGCGACGCCGACCGGCAGCTGGTTATTGGCGTACTGCTGAAACCCAAGGCTAATCATGATGGTGTGCGCCTATGTGGAGAACGGTTACGCGCGGCGTCGCGCGCTGATGGGCCAGATGGAAGCGACGCGACCCGTTCCGGATTGGGAGGCCAGCGCCGCATCGGCGGCAATGCGCGCGGAAGCGGGCTTCTGCTTGGCGACCGCTAAGAGCGCCTTGTACGCGGAAGGCGGGACGCCGGTCAAATCCACGACATTCAGGTGCTTCAGCGCAAACGCGCGCACTTCATCGGCACTGTCGAGGGCTACCACGCCGCAGATGGGCTCGACTTCAGCACGTGCGGCATGCAGATCCGACATGCGATCCTGCGCCAGCTTCACGCCCGCAGCAACAGCGGCGTCCAACTGGTCCTGCGTGATGGCGTCTTTGGCGGAATTGAAATCATTGCGATGGTCCGGATCGTCAGCGTCTCGAGCGCGCTTCGCGTCGCGAGCTTTGCGATCAGCGGCCTTGCGCTTTTTCGTGTCGTCATCGTCGTCGTCTTTGTCCTCAAGCTCTGCATCTTTTGCCGCATCTGAGGCGCGCTTCGCATCGGCTGCCTTTTTATCAGCCGCCTTCTTGTCGGCTGCTTTCTTATCAGCGACCTTTTTTTCCTCAGCGTCTTTTTCGTCCTTCTCGTCCTTCGCGGCCTTGCCCAACTCTGCATCCAGCGCTTCGAGGTCTGCATCCTGCGCAAGATACGGTTTCAGTAGCGCGATGACTTTGGGGAACTTCATTTGTAAAACCTCGGGTAGAGAATCGCTGACGACAACATCGGGACCTGCGCGGCCGAGTGGAACGAGAGCCACGTGATTGCATTGCAAGTTTCGCATCACGCCGTCATAGCTTATTCCATCCGCTTGGCCGGGTGTCAAGTCGCACTTGTAGTAGTAGCCGCACGAAATCTGCTCCTGATCGCGGCTTTCGATGAGGTCAATGGCCTCTTGGTCCCACACCGCAATTGATGCCTTAAGGTACGGATATTCAAATCTCGCATCGGTGCCAATGGTGCCGACGATCGATTCCTTTTCAGGATTTTCAGCCGACACCACCACGTGCCCGAGCATCAGCGGCATGTTCTTAAACGTCTGCGCAGCAGCGCGAAGCTCTATCGGATCGCGGTAAAGCTGGTATGTTTTCTTCGGGTCAAGACCGAGAGTTTCGTAATCGGGAATTTCCCTGCCCTTGTATCCGCACACCATCGCCTTGCTGATATTGCAGCTTTCGACGTGCAAACGCTGATCGCGGTCAAGGGAGCGCAACGAACGGTCGAGCGCGAGAAGCGGGTTCGTCATGGGTCGGCAGTATGCGCATGGGGGGCGGCGCGCGGCATCCGCTTCTGTCTCGCTTTCTTCATAATTTGGGCGGCGGTCGCGGCGGATGCGCAGGGTTTGCAGTAGCTCTGCAGGCCGTCTTTGCTCTTGCGGCTCTTGTGGAAATCAGTTTCGCGAGATTTGGGAAGCGTGCAGCGCGCGCAAATCTTCACCGGAGAATCGAGCGCAGCGCGAATCTGCTGGCGGCGGATTTCGTTATGGGGCGGATGCGCCGCACGCCACCGTGCGCTCGCTAGGCGATGACGTTCGCGGGCGTCAGTCATTGTAGCCTTCGAGCACAGCGCGCGACGTACAGCGGCAGGAAATGAGCTCGCCTGGGAACACAAAGCGCTGGACCTCGCTATCGTAGAGCCCCTTCGACACATCGAACTTCTTGCCTGACATTGCGACATGCGTGGGGCGAGGAACCTTCCCGCCGCCGCTATGCAGCCACACGGCTTGGTCGATGCCGAGCTGTTTTCTGCGCACGGACTCGATGACCGCCTTGGCTTTGAAGTTTTCCGTGCGACTGATGAGCGCAGCGCGCCGATAGCTAACGCCGTAGTTTTTCTGCAAGTCCTTTGACAGCGTGGACAAGTCGCCGCCCGCGGTAACGCTCGCCCAGACAGAGTTAGCCACATCCTTGAGATAAATCTGAGGTATCGATTTGATGAGCGCCACATTTGAGCTAACCACGGCATGATACGCCTCCATGCTTTCCGGGGTGGGGCGGAATTTGATCGCAAATCCCGTCGCTGCAAGGCTGGCCTGCATGGCTGTTTGAGTCGCACCGAAATTTTTACTCGCAAAACGCCTTGAAATCTCATCTGAGAGCGCGTTGAATTTCCATTGCCACAATCTCCCCCAGCGATTCATTGCGCGCTTTAAGGTAACGCTCGGGTTGGCGTCGGCGGCAAATCCAATGCTTGGCTCATCGCATTTCCATGCCGCTGAAATGTGCAGGGTCATGCTGTCATGCATGGCCTTAATCATCTCGGTAAGTTTGGTTTTGTACCACTGCTCAATGCCGCAGTTGGCGCGAACGGCAACCAGCAACTTGTCGTTTTTACCGACAACTGGTTTACGCCTCGCCGTCGCCATCAGCATCTCCATAAGTGACATGAATAACGACAGGCGCGCCGGGGCTATCCTTTTTCTGCGTGATCTTATGCACGGTCATCTTAGCGTTGCGCGGCAAGAGCACTTCCTGCTCAGACTGGTTCGATGCGTGTTCTCCTACGTCGAGCCCTGCGGCGTTCTTCCCAGCGGTGATCTTCAGCACTACGCCACCAAGAGATCGCGCGCCCGCTTCACCTTGGTCCTTGGACGTGGACGCATAGGCTTTGTCGGATATCACGCTGCCGGGTTTTATCTCTTTTCCGCCGAGTAATGCCTTGGCCGCATCCTTGGACATGCCGCGGTAAAGCGTTGTGCCGGGCTCAACAGTGCCTTTGGCTATCGCAGCGTCAAGGCGTTCTATCTCTGGCCCACTGTCATCTCCGTCGCGCAATGCCGCGTTCACGCGCAGAAAATTATCTCCGGAGTACGATGAGAGTGTGGATTTCTCGTTAGGCGTTAATTTTTTTTTTGGTTTGTTTTCGCTACCGCTAGCACCACCGCCCCCTGAGCCGAATTTGCCATCATTCTTGCGCGGGTGTTTGGATTCCTCGAACGCGGCGTCCGCGCCAAAGCCTTCTAGTTCTTCACCATCGTCCTGCTCGCCATCCGGGTTATTCGGGTCGGTCTCCTCCATTGGAGGCTCTGGGGCGTCCCCGACAAGATTATTATAGCCGCTCATCGGATCGGCCATCAGGCGTTCGCGCTCCTCGTCTGGGCTAATGACTCCAGAGTTTATATAAGCAACGCCGGCATCGCCGTCGCTCTTACGTATCTCCGAAAGCTCTTTACCGTTGGGCTCGGTGAGCGGCACGTACTCGAATCCGATCGCATCGTCGACTTTGCCAAACAAGTCGAGTTGGCAGAGCGCAAGCACCAGGTTCAAGGGCTCGGTGTACTCGGACTCCTGGCGCGAGACGAGATGGTCGTACCACACCTGAATCTCGCCTTCGCTGGAGGCGTTGAGGCCCGAGGGCGTGACGCCGGTCAGCTTCACGAGCGGCATCTGCGCCACCGCCGCCATGTGCTCCTGCGCCTGCGCCTGGAGCTTATCGAGGCTCGCGAGTGTGGCTTCGACTTTGACCAAATCCTCGGCCGTCATGTCGAGCATCATCAGGCCCTGATTGTCGCGGGTCTGACGGAAGTAGGCGGCGCGGTTCAGGATGCTGGAGCCGTCTGCATTATTCGCCAGCACCGCGCTCATGTCGGTTTTCAGGACCATGATGCTGAAGTTGCGAATCAAATCCGAGACGCTATCCTTCGTGCGCAGCCACTGATTGACATAGTTCTCCATCATCTGCGTCAAGCTGATCCCACTGAAGTTGTACGATGGCTTCAGCAAGTCCGGCACTTCGCGGCTGATGAACGTGATGAAGCGGCTTGAGTGAATGCGGATGCCGTTCACGAGCCACGAGGTCGGGCTGTAGAAATCCGCCGCGGTCGGGTCGAGCGAGTTCCACACGAGGGGCGATGTCCACATCGGTTCAATCACTTTGAAGCCGAGCACGCTGCCCTTCTTCACCGTCGCTGAGTCAATCACGAGCGGCAGATACCGCTTGTCCTTTTGGCCCGCGATGTCAATGAAGATCTGGCCGCGGCCGAATGCGCCGTCGAGCGTGGCAGCTTTGCGAAAGTGCTCCTGCACGCGCTTGGCTTTGAACCACGCCTCGATCTGCTCAATGTCGTCGGACTTATCTCCCTTGCCAATCGACTTGAACTTAATCCACTTGCGCGTCATCTCCGCGGCAATGGTCGCGCTGGGAATCCGGTACTCGGGCCGCTGCATGAGCTCGGCCAAGTACGGATAGCCGGGGAAGTAGAGCCCGCAGCCGAACGTGCCCATCGAGTTCGCCCAGCCGGTGACCGCCGACATGGACGAATCGTCAAACGCCATCGCAGCGCCGAGCGCCGCCACGTCGTCCATCGCCAACTCAGGCAGGTCGCTCTTGGGCATCGGCGGCAGGGCGGGCGCCTGCAGCGGCTTGCGGATCACCGTATTGATGGACTTCTGCGCGCCCTTGTCGAGCATCGCCTGCGTCACCGTGAACGGCCGCGCGGCCGCTACCGGCTCAGGCGCGGGCGTGTTGGCGAGCGCTAGAAGGCGCTTGAGCGTGCGGAACATAGTTCGGGTCCAGGAGAGCGGGGTTGATGATCATGGGCGGGCGGGACAATGAGAATAATTGGACCACGCAATCACACAGATTCGGTGATTTACTGCCGTCGGGTTTCTTCTCTATCAAGATCTTCCCAGCCTTCGACAAGCCATAGCACGGCTGGCTCATCTCTGTGACGAGCGCGTTCAGCTCCGGGAAGTCCGAGCTGATGGAAATGATATCGTCAGGATTATACGGCTGGCCTTTGATCGCGCGGTAGGTAGCCTGCAGCCTAAACCTCATAGCCCAAAAGTTTTGCGCCTTGGCATTCTCAAAAAAATCCAGGTTCTTGCGATCCGTATTCGGTACGGTGCGCTCAGGGTCCAGCACCGCGCCGCTGCCGCGATAGGCCGTGACGTGCAGAGGCTTCAGTTTCTTCGCCACACGAGCCTCGTTGATCTTGCGCGCATCCCCGCGCACGCCAGCGCCAAGCCCGTCGCCGTCGTAAACAAAGCCCGTCAACTTATTGAGATCACAGAGCATGAACGCTCGTTCAGTCGTGGCGTAGATATCGGACTCTTTGCCCGTCCAGCTTTCCGCGTAGGTCAGCACATTGCCATGCCGGATGCCAAAGGCGTTCTTGTCTGCGCCTTCGTCTGCCACATCCAATGATCCTCGCTTGGCACCGGAGGGTTCTATCCCTAAAACTTTGTGGGCATCCACGCAGGCTTGGACCCATATCGCTGGCAAACAAATCCCTTCTTGCGAGGCCGAGAAGTCGCATAGCACTTCTTGCTGCAGCGTAACAGGATCAAGTTCCAGTTCCTTTTTCTTGAACCACTCCATATCTTTGCGCGGATCATCGGTCCAGAGAAAATGGAATGTTGGTATCTTGCCGCCGCGTGCCTTTTGAGCGAATGGATTGGCGCTTCCGTTGACGCTAGACATATCAATCCTACAATCCGTAGTGGAGGCGAGTGCGGCATCAATCAATTGAGGGCGTTCCAGATGAGCCGCTTCGTCAATAATAAAAAGAGATTTGCGTCCGCCTCTGCCGATGGTGTCGCCAGCCTCCCCCGTCAAAGATGATCCCGTATCGGGGAACAGCATCCGCATAAATAGCGAATGCTTCTGCTCCTCCCACTTGCCGCGAAACTCAACCGGGAGATGTGCAACGAACTGCCGCGCCTTGTAGAAAATCGTGTCGGGATCGCCGCTACGATCCAGCTTCAATTCTTTGGCGCTGCCAACCCCGGCCATAAAGTTTTTGTGGAATAGCGAGAGTGTGCAGGCTAGCGCTACTGCGAGCCAAGTTGCTCCCACATCGCGAGACTTGACCACAATCCCAGGCTCGCCCTTCTGCCAGCGCTCCATCATCCACAACAAAAACTCTCTCTGCTTGGGGAACAGAACAAACGGCATCAGCACCGGCCGACCCGTACCAATATTGCGAGGGTCTAGCGTTACACCCCAATCATTGATGAAGTCGTGTGGGTTGGCCGTGTAATAAACGCGCAAAGCAGGTAGCAAATCCGGCTGCGCTCTAATTTTGTTCAGGCGCCTAATACGCTCACGAAACACCGCTGCATAGTCTGGGTTGCGCCAATCCATCAGATCGACCATCTATTGCCCTTGGACTGATTGTCAGCTCCAGGGATAACTTGCAAATTGTCTAAACAGTGGAGGCCGCAGACTAGCTTCGACTGAAGGGGAACGATGTGGTCTACATGATACGGTTTCCCTGTGAGCTCAGTAAGCAATTGAGCATGCACATATAGTTCCTGAACCTTAGTTTCCTCGAACCATCCCGGCAATGCCAGCGCTCTTTGTGTTTGATACTTTCGCGTTCTGGCGGCTACTTTCGCCGGATTTGCTTGTGCATACCTCTTGCCGCGCGCCGCCCATTTGGCTTTGTCTTTTTTATATCTCTCCCCCCATGTTCTCTTATGCCATTCGCTCCCTTTTTTATTGGCATGCTCACGGTTCGCGTAATACCAATTTAGGCGCTGCCTCTTGCGCTCATCCGATGAGCTGTAGGCGCGTCCCGCTGGGCTTGCGCGGTATTTGGCGTTGGCAATTCTGACGCTCTCGCGATTAACAGCAGCCCATTTGGCCTTGCATTCCGCTGCTTTTACTGGGTCTTTATACGGCATGGCGCGTCAATTATAGCACCGCGGCCATCAGCTGCGGCTCCGCGCGCAGCTTCAACAGCCGCCGCGAGCGCTCGCGGAAGACGGAGGCGTAATCGGGAGATTTGAAGTCGAATTGAATGGCAGCGCTCAATGCCGGTGAGAGAGAGCCGCAACCCGTTTTTTGAGAGCCACGATTTCGGCCTGTTCTTCCTGTAAGGCTTTCACCAGCACCGCTGTCATTTGCATATACCGCACGCCTTCAATCTTGCCGTCGCCACCGTAGCCCACGAGTCGA